TCGTTCCCTTAATCACCGGCAAGCGACATGATGGGCAGAAGTCAGCCATTGCAGCAAGTGACCTCATCGCAACAGAGCCACCCATAAGGTCGGTGACAGCCCAGACCATTGCATCCATGCGGTCGGGAGATTTATCCGAGTCCGGTTCCCACGATACGAGCTGATCCTCTAACTCGGGAAACGCGCCAACCATGTGCAGTCGCTTCTGCTCAGATAACGCAGAGATTGGCTCGGCTCGCACTTTCTTACCCCGCGATGCCGTCACCTTGCGATACGGCACATTCGCATCTACCTGTCGCAGTAGGGCTTCAATCATATCTCCGCCGTTATTTGTCTCAGCGATAACGCGGTCGCACTTATGCTTGCGATACATCTCCACGGCTTTGCGCATCCACGCTTCTGGCGATCCTTTCATCGTTGCGTCCTCGATGATGTAGTAATGACCATCAGGCGTAGCGCCAGCAACAATGATTCCCGTCTCATCTGAGGATTCGCCGCTTGTGACGGCGGGGTCAATCGCAACAACAACGCGGAAATAAGGCGGGGCATCTTCTGGCCTGATTCGCGCATCCTCAATAAGCGAGCGAGTCCAGAGCGCTCCTTCGACATCATCCAGCACTTCGCCATACAGCTCTTGCCGGCCCAAGCGCGTGCCGTCATATCTCGCTTGTAATTCCACGAGCGCTGATTGCGAGAGGTTGTCAGCGTTCTCGAATGTCGAGCCGCGAGTGATATGCGTTGTTTCCCGAGAGATTAAATCCTTGATGAGCTTTGTCGGGCGCGGTGTGGTGGTGACCACAATCTGAGGGTGTTCGCCGAGGCGCATTCCGAACTGAAGCTGATCCCACGCATCTGGCTTATCCCATGCCGCCAGCTCGTCACACCAAGCGCCGTGGTGCTGCGGGCCGCGAAGTCTGTCCGGCTCCTCAGCTGAGAACAGTTTGATTTTAGAGCCGTTGGTCAGCGTAATCTCACCGATAGAGCGGTTGTAGGTTTTGATAGCCTGATAGCGGTTAAGGACTGCCACGATTCCCGAGACACCCTCAGCGCAGGTATCTCTCACATCGGCGTAAGTTTTAGCGACTATCGCCCAGCGAGTCTTCGGGTTGGTTATCGCCTGATACGCCAGCCATTCCGATCCCGTCCGAGTCTTCCCCCATCCGCGGCCCGACAGAATCAGCCATGTCTGCCACGGAGTCTCCGGCGGTAATTGCGACAATCTCGCCTGAATGTTCTGCCATTGCACCCGAGCCTGAGCTTTCCTCAGCGTGTCCTTCGAGTAACGCGGCAAGGTCTCGGACTGCTCTGTCAATGCTCTCATCGCCATCCCATGTTGTTATGTCTTGTTGAATCTTAATCGGCAAGTCTAGGCCGAGCAATCTCGCGCGGCGCTCCATGAGGCGCACGATGGTGTTGACTGAGGCGTTATCGCCTTTCATAGCTTTAGGCCATAGGGCAAGTTGTAGCCGGTCTATGCGGTCTAATTCGGCCTCACGAAGCTCATCGGCAGGCTGTTGCATGGTGCGTTTGATAGCCCGCTTATAGGCCGCGTATGCCCCTGTGTGGTCGGCGTAGCCCGTTTCCTCGGCTATGCGTTGCCAAGTGAGCCCAGCCCTACGAAGCTCTAGGACTTTTATCTCCTTGTCCACCAGCTCTGGGCTGGGAACGGCGGCGTTGTGATTTGGCATGGATAGATTACTTACTGTTCACGGTGCTTGTAATTATGAGCAGTCAGGGCTTGAATGTGGGCATGGCTACCAAAACAGAGGCATATTACAAAGTCCAATTCAGAGACCCAATCTCGCTGGCATGGAAAGACATCCAAAAGTCATTTGCATCGGCTGAGGACGCGCAGGCATCGTTCACGCCAGATAAGGAGTGCCGAGTTATGTGCATCACTCCGAAAGGTCGCTTTCCTCTTTAGGGTGGAGCCCGGAAGTCGGAGTTGCACCGCTGTCTTCTGACAGGGAGTCAGACGCATCGCTCTTTATGCTTCCCGGGCGTGAACCTTTATACATCCTAGCACCAACCTTTTCGATTTCGTCAAAAGGCAGGATCGGGACACTTAGGCGTTCTTTGGCTTCAGGTTTCAGAAAATAGACATATCTCAGTTGATAACCAACAAGCGGTTCGGCTCCGTTTTTTTTCCAATACGAGGAATTTTTACCTGTAACGGCGTGATTGGCGTTGTCCAAAGTTTTTCGGGCAATAATTTCCCCGTTTGGTAATCGCAAAATTGATGTATTTTTTTTGATGCCGGTTAAAACGAACCCTGATGCCCGATAGATCGTGCCATCCCCACATTGGGTGCCATCGGCAAACGAAATAACCCACTCTAAATGGGGTGCGTGTTTTTTCAGCATCTTGAACGCGATTGCTATGGCGCGAGATTCCGAGTTCCGGGGCAGGGCATCGCTGAAAGCCATTCGGTTTAGTTCGATGAATCCATTCCAAGGCGTATCTTTGACCAAATTTTGAGTTTTGCGTTTATCCATAGGGGGGCCAAATTGAAGTGCTCCCTCTAGTTTTCCATTGTAGAAAACGCCAATATGAATCTGAGAATTGGGCGCAACCTTTTTACTGTAATGAATCCTGCGAACAAGCGCACTTGCTTCGGCCGAAGTGATCGGTTTCAGAATGATGTCTTTTGCGCTCACACCTGAGTCCCTAGAAAAATTTCAGCCATACGCGCTAGAGCGTTGCCGTTTTTATTCGTATTTTCCTCATCGGGAAATTCGCCCAATGCAATCGAAGCGGAAATAGCCCTATTTACGATTTCAACCTGTTCGTGTGTCAGGATAAAAGCCACCTGCTGAAAGGGAGATTGCTCCTTGGCGGTGCTGTCAAAGGCATCCGACCAATCATCGGCGGAAGGCGGAGCAACTTCTGTGAAGCCAAGCTGAGCAATATCCCAGCCCGAGTCTTGCAGCTCCAGAATTTGCTTTGCTAACTCGCTTTCATCCCACTCAGCCAGCTCAGCCGAGCGATTGTCCGCTAGGGCATAGGCCTTGGCGGTTTCATCATCCCAATCGTCTGGCACGGCGGTGATCTCTATCTCTTTCCATCCTAAAGACTTGGCAGCTTCAACCGTTCCGTTGCCGGCAAGGATGATCCCGCGATGCACAACGATGGGCTTGCGCTGGCCAAACTTATTTAAGGACGCGGCGATTGCTTCAAGGTTGCGCGCCGAGTGCTTGCGAGCATTATTCGGATCGAGGTTCAGGCTCTCAATTGCTACCTTTTCCAATTTCATTGACCGCCTCCAGTCGAGCATCCAACAAGTTATCTAATTCGCCAAGTAAAAAGGCCTTCCGTTGGTGGGTCAGCCTATTGCCGTACTTCTCTTTCATAAGCGCGGAAATATGCACTATCGCCTCGTCTATTTCGGCGAGTGTTATCTCCTCGTTAATAATCATGAAAGCTATTTTACTGTTTTGCGCGCTTTCCGTTTTTCTTGGTATGTCCGAATTTCTTCGGCGCGATAGAAAACAGCCTTGCCTTCCTTTTTTACCCAGCTAATCGTGCGGCGGTATTGCAGCTGGCGTAAGTTATTCATATTTACGCCCAGATACTCCGCCACTTGATTGCAGTCCCAGAGTTCATCTACCACGGCGCATCCTCGGTCTTATGCACAGAGGTCACAACGGCGGCCTGATTCTTGGGCGCTCGCGGGATAATCGAGAAGCTCGTGCCGGAAATCTCTAGCGATGTCTTTGCAACGCCATCTTTGCCGGTGAAGCTAGATTGAGAAAATTTGCCGACAACAAGAACCTTGTCACCCTTTTTCAAGCTATCAACAACCGCATCAGACTTAGAGTTCCAAAAGGTAACCCGAAACCAGATTGTGTCTCCATCCTCATACTGCCCATTGACCTTCTGGCGCGGTGTATGCGCTAGGGAGAATGATGCGAGAGATTCATCCTTGAAAAACTTCATCTCTGGATCAGAGCCTAAATTGCCTTCGATAATGATTTGGTTCATTTTTCGCCTTTCGTTCGGGATTGCTTACATTACTACGGCTTGCACCGTTCCGTCATTTTTGAACAACGCCCATGAGCCATCTGGCAGCAAGAGCGGAACATCTTCGGGGTCGCGCCAGCTAGAGACCATCCAGCCGTTGTTCGTGGACATGGTCGGCTGGGCATGAATGGACATCGAGCCGAGATTGTGGCACTCGTGATGAACGCGGATGAGGTTAGCCACCGAGTCCTTGCCCCCACGGGATTTCAGTTTTCGATGGTGCAAGGCCATAGATTCAGTTGCCGGCAATCCGCAGGTTTCGCAGTAATGTCCGGCGCGCTCCTCTACGGCCTTCACGATGTCTTTGTTCAATACCAACCCAGCCTTTTCTCATGACTCCATGCTTTACACGCCGATCCATATCGGACAGAAATGTAATGCAGGCCATAATCTATCTGCTTTAACGGATTTGTGGGCTTGTACTCAAATTTATAGTTGCCCCATGTCGTGGGCAAGAATTGAGCAATGCCAAACGCCCCCGAGGACTTATTCAGGGCGCGGGGATTCCAGTGAGATTCCTGAGTCCATAGCTCGTTAAGGCAGGCAAATTGGCGCGGATTGCCAAGTTTTATCTTTGCGTATTTCTGAGCGCTGATATTACTCCACGGCGCAAAAGCAGCCTGAGCATTTACTCCTTGGCAAAGTCCAACCGCGAGGGCTATTACAAGGACTTTGCGACTGGCGCGTATTAGCGCGCCTTCTCCCGTCCGGCGCAGACTTGGCAGGCGTTGCCCGCATATAACCACTCACCGCAGGAATGACGCGAGATTTTGCGGTCTTCTTCAATCATTGTCGTGCTATTCATTTTCGATCCTTTCGATAGCGAATAGTGCTTATATTTTAGACCATATCCCCCAGCGCAGGTTGCTAGGGGATGGCCTTCCACGCTCAGAGGATTAGGAGACTCTGGCGTAAACTTAGTATTCGATGCCGATAAAGCAAAAGCCCAAATTCAATTCGATACCGTAGCGGTCAATCTGAATGCCGAACCAGAGCCCGCGAATGATGCCGAAGTGAAGCCACATCTTGCCGATTTGCTTCTCTCTATACATTCGCCTTCTCCTGTTCAACTTCGATATTCTGCGAAACGATGCAGTGCTTGCAGACATAAACTCGGTAGCTTAGGTATAAGCCTTTAAACAGTTTTTTATTTGCGGTCGAGCAGAAATTGCATTGAGCCATTATTTGGCCCCCTCGCATGCATAGCTGTTTGGATTAACTGTTATCGCTTGGTCGGTTTTGTAAATCATAACTCCATTTTCGGAGCAAAATTCACTCACACCATTGGGGAGCTGAACAACTCCGTGCTGAGGAGCAGAATTCTTGGCGTGTTCATTAGATAAATGGATTGAAAGAATAATAATAAAAATAAAAAACACAAAAACCACCGGAAGAATAAGCGGTGCAATTTTATCTCTCTGGTTAGCCTTCCGCCAATAATTATCCCAAGGATTTACTTCCCAAGGATTTGTCTGACTTGTCTTTTGTTTCATTTTTACTCCTCCCGATCCAAAAAACTTTGCACAACTTCCATCGCCTCAATCATTCCCATGCGGAACGCAAACTCCCAATCCGGCGTTGCGTTCGGATGCTTCGTGCGGCGGAAATCCCACTCAGCCCCGCCAATCAGCTC